CCGTCAAGCAGCACTAGATAGCCTAGGTAAGAAGAAGTTTACTGGGGCTGCTAATGAACAATCAGTAAGAGACTTGCTTGCACAACAAGCAGTATGGGTTGTTCAACAGAACCCTGATTTCCAGAAGATGTTCTACGCATTCTTCGCCAATGAATTGGAAGGTAACTAATGACAACTGGTCCAGAGCCTAAACTCCCTAAGTTGGGTGGCGCAACTGCCAAGCCTGGTGAAGTTAGCCAGGCTGCAACTGATGCAGGAAAGTTATTCTTCCCTGGTGGCGGAACTCAGGGTAACAAGACTGGTGCAGTACTTAGCCCATCACGTGGTGTAGATGCACAAGGTAATCCAATCAGAGTACAGATTTACCCTGCAGGATTTGAAGAGACATACCTCAACAACCTAGACCCAAAAAAGCGTGCTGCACTGCAGAAGCAGATGAAGGCATTGAAACTCTACCCTGAGAACTTCTCACCTCTAGGTGATGGAACCATTACTCAGGAAGACTTCAACGCTCTTATCAAGTTAGTTGCAGTCGGTGAGCAAAAAGGTCTTGGTAATATCCAGGATGTTATTAAACTTGCCAACAAAGATAGCAAGGTTCGCACATTCCTACAGACATCTGGCTATACACAGCAGGGTCGTGAGGTTAACTACACTAACGCATCTGAGTCTAAGGCTGTATTAACCGATAGGTTCCTATCTCTATTTAATGAGAAGCCATCAGAGGCTGAGTTAAAGGACTTCCAGACAGCACTTAAGAAGAAGGAAGTAGCCGCTAAGGGTGGCATCTCTTCACTAGAACTTAATGAACTAGTCCTATCTGTAGCAAACAAGCGCATCTCTGGTGCGGTTAAGGGTGCTAAAGAGGGAGATGTTAAGGCTCTTGATGTACTAGATAGTGGATTACTAGGCAAGCGTATTCGTGAGATTAAGGCAGCCTACTATGACAATGGTATCCCAGTAAGCGATGCCACTATCTACAAGCAAGCAGGTATATCACTTCGTGACCAGGATGCATACGACAATGTTCTCGAAGAGATTAATAACAATGCGATGATGCAGTGGGGCAAGTTAGGTCTTGACCTAAAGCCAGGACAGACTGTTCGCTCAAAGTTACAGCCATACATCACCACTCGCGCAAAGATTCGTGGTTTGCAAGAGGATGATATTAACATCGCTGATATGACAGACGTACTTGAACCTGATGGAACACCTAAGTCCTACAAGAAGTTTAAGTTAGAAGAGTACGGTAGCAAGGAATACCTTGATAGTGACGACTATAAGCAGACAGTTCTTAACGATACTCAGGCAGTCTTCCGCAATTTTGGAATTATGTAATGACAATTAAAGCATTCGGATTGGCGATATAATGGTACAACGAGTTAATCAAGTGGTTGATGGTGGTGGAGCAGAACTCGACTTCAATGCACTCCTTGACACCATCACACAGCGTCAGGTAGCACTGGGTATTAAGAGTACTGACCCTACTGCACGCATCGGCAGCGAGACTGCAAGCCAAGCAAATGCACGTATCACTGCTGGATACAAGGCACAGACTAAGCCAGAGTTAACTAAAGAAGGTGCTGCTGCGGGAGCAACGATTGAGTTCGTACGTACAGGTGGTGGTGGAGTCGGAGAGTACAGAGAAGTATTCCCTATCGGAGCACCTATCCCTACAAACCGTACTACTTTAAGCGGTAACGTCTATGACCAACAGGGTAACCTTGTATCAGGTACAGGCGTTAAGACAGTAACAACAACTAAGGCTACAACTACTAATGGCAAGACTGTAAAGTCAAGTGTAAAGAATTCTGATAACACAACAACTATTACTTATACTGATGGCACAGAAGAGACTCTTGACGCATCTGGCAAGCCAATCGTTAAGAAGGTAGATAGCCCACTAGGTGGCGACCTTAGTAACCCAGCATTTTCTATCGTAGAAGGTATCTTAAAGAACTACGATATGAAGGGTGTGGCAGATTCTATTGCCAAGATTCGTAAGGATTACCCTGAGATTGCAAGTGATGACATCCTTGCTCTACTTAAGTTTGACACACGCTACAACGCACCGTACCTAGAACGCTTTGCAGGTAATGCTGAACTAATCAAGAAGGGTTTACCAACCCTGTCAGATGATTCTTACCTCAAGGTTGAGAAGGAATACGAGAACATCTTTAAGTCTTACGACGTAGGTTCTCTTGCTAACCGCAAGACATACGCCACATTGATTGGCAACTCAATGGATGCAGTAGATGTTACTAGCCGATTGAAGATTGGCTATGACCGTCTTAAGGCAGATAAGAACATTGAGAAAGCATTCCGTGAGTTCTATCCAAGCCTCAGCGATGGAGACATCGTTGCAGCAATGTTGAACCCTAAGGAAATGTTACCTGCTCTTGAGCGCAAGGCTGCTGCTGCAGAAATTGGTGGCTCATACCTAGCACAAGGTCTTAAGACAGACATTACATCTGCTGAATCATTAGCAGCATATGGAGTCACAAAGGCTGGAGCACAGGCTGGTGTTCGATACATCGCTCAGGCTCTACCTCGTGGTCAGTTCCTCTCTGAGATTTCTAAAGAGACTGGTGTCAAGTACACACAGAAGACTGCTGAAGACATTACCTTCAAGAAGGATGTCAAAGCCCAAGCACAAGAAGACCTACTCAAGGCTACCGAAATCGGACGCTTTAGTGGTGGGTCTGGTACCGCTGGTAGCAAGTCACTTGCTTCACAGCAACGTGCTGCTGGCTTAATCTAACAAACTAAAATCCTGAACGGACCTACCAGCCCCGTCAGCGTATAAGACTGGTAGCAAGAGCCAGCCCAATTCCCCGATTGGTTACTGAGGCTTGCGAACTACAACGAATAGAAGGGTGGACAGTTGCTATGAGCAACAACTACTGGGACGACGAAGACGAAGAAGATACAACAGCAATCACTGGACAAGAAAGTGAAAACGACTTAATTAAAAAGTTGCGGAAACTTGACCGTTCCAAAGAGAAGCGTATCAAGGAACTTGAAGACCAACTTGGCGGATACGTCAAGAAGGAGAAAGAAGTTTCTGTCAAAGAAGTCCTAGAAAAACAAGGTGTTAATCCTAAGGCTGCACGGTTAATCCTCAAAGATTTGGACGAAGTTACTCCAGAGTCAGTTACTAACTGGCTTGAAGAGAACGGCGACCTCTTTGGGTTTACTAAGCAAGAGGAAGCACCAGTAGATGACAGCAATCTTGCTGAACTAAGAAAGCAGAATGCTGTTACTCAAGGTGCATTAACACCTGACCGAGCAGAAGATTTGGCAATGAGAATAGACCAGGCGCAAAGCCAGGAAGAACTCAACCGAATTCTCTTCTCAAGCAATTAAACATTCATAGTATCTAATCACCAGGAGGTGACAACTTGGCTACAAATTATACATCAACAGATTCCGCTTCTCTAGGCGGCGTTGCTGGTAGCGCAGGTCTTGTACAGAAGGCGTACGATAAGTCTATCGAATTCGCTCTTCGCGACGAACCCCTAATTCGTGCAGTTGCAGACAAGCGTCCAGTAGCACCAACAAACAACGGAAACGTTGTTGTACTTCAGAAGTACGCAGACCTTGCTAACGCTACAACAGCGCTAACAGAGTCAACAGACATTGACGGCGTAACAATCGGAACACCTACATCTGTGACAATCACAATGCAGGAGTTCGGTAACGCTACAACTAACACACGTGCTCTACAGTTGTTCTCATTGAACGCAGTAGACCCAGACATCGTTACATTGATGGCACGTAACCAGGCAGATTCAATCGACGCTCTTGCTATGAACGCACTACGCGCTGGTACAAACGTAATCTACTCAGGTTCAACAGCAACATCAACAGCAACAGTTACAGCAGCAGCAACATTGTCAACAGCGAACATCGCTAAGGCAGTTGCTAAGTTGCGCGGTAACAAGGCATCAGGAAAGCGCGGCAACGAGTTCTGGGCTGGAATCCACCCAGACGTAGCACACGACCTAATGCTAGAAGCATCTTCAGCAGGTTGGGTAGTACCTAACGCATACGGTATCTCACAGGACCGTATCTGGGCTGGAGAAGTTGGTCGTTACAAGGGTGCTTACTTCGTAGAGTCACCACGTCTATACGTAGCAACTGATGGTGCTTCATCTGCAAAGGTGTACCGCACAATCATCGCTGGACAGCAAGCACTTGCTGAGGCAGTGGCAGAAGAGCCACACACAGTTATCGGTCCAGTCACCGATAAGTTGAACCGCTTCCGTCCAATCGGATGGTACGGCGTTCTAGGCTTTGCACGTTTCCGTGAAGAGGCTCTATACCGCATCGAGTCAGGTTCATCAATCGCTTAATTGATTGACGGGTGGGGCTAGGGAAACCTAGCCTCATCAGTAAGTTCATTAAGGAGAACAATGACAACTTATTTATTTACCACACCTGTGGTAGAAGAAGGACCATCTGGTCAACATCGCTTGTTCTACTTCTTCCGACTTAATCGTGGGCTGACAGTAGTACGCAGTGGCTCCACATACAGCACTGGACGATGGTTCACACAAGACCAACTCGACGAGTATGACGAGTACTGGCTAGGTGGACACGAACATCCTGGTATCAGTGAAGCAACAAAGGCAGCAATGATTGCTGCAGACATCGACGTTACAGAGGCAAATTTCGTAGNAGAGTAGGGACA